TACTTCGCAGGTCTGCAGCAATTTCAAACGACCTTGGCTTAAAAGCTGGTGTTGGACTGCTTGACATGATGGATGGCCTCACTCGTATGCCGTGGCTCAACTGGCCTAGCAAACTACTAACTGGTGGGGATGAGTTCTTCAAAACCATGGTCTCACGAATGGAGTATAACTCCAGGATCATGATAAAAGCCATTGAGGAGTCGTCAGGTACTGATGATCCTGTAAAGGAGGTGTTTGAACGCCTGTACAAAGCAAATTTTGACAGAACCTTTGACCCTGATACGGGTCGTATCCTTGATGACGACCTCCTCAACATAGCAAAGGAGACAACCTTCCAATCGGATCTAGAGGGTTGGGCCAAATCATTTGGTGACTTTGTTACTGAAGTTCCACCTTTAAAAATCTTCTTCCCGTTTGTTAAAACAGGCCATAACATTATGGTTTATGCAGGCACACATGTACCTGTACTTGGCAGACACTTAGAAGAATTTAAGCGTGTAATGGATGGGGATGATGAGTATGCCAAGGCTGTGATGCGTGGGCGTCAGGCCTGGGGAACCATGCTTGTTGTTGGTGCGGCTTTGGCTGCTCACAACGGCCTAATAACTGGCAATGGCCCGCCGGATCCCGACGAACGCAAGGTGTGGACAAAACAGCACCCAGCTCGATCTATTCGTGTTGGCAATTATTGGGTTGACTACAGCAGGATCGAACCATTTGGCTGGATCCTGAGCTCTGTTGCTGATATCTACGACTTCACCCAACGTGGGCGACTCTCAGAAGATCGTGGCAAGTACCTTGCTGGGTATATCACCTATGCAATTGCTGCTAACTTCACCAATAAGAGCTACATGCAGGGTGTTGTACCTCTTGGTCGCATTCTCACCCCAGGCTGGCAGGGTTTAGATAGTCTGACAACTCTTCCTGTTGATACGATAAACAGTTTCCTTCCCATGGCGGGCATCCGATCTACGGTTGCCAATATGATGAAGCCTTACATGCAGGAGTTCAACGATAAGCTATCACAGTCACTTTATCGAGGCTCGGCCGGATTTGCTCCTCTTGGATCTCCGATGTACGACTGGCTTGATGGTAGCATGATCGAGGCACCTAATGGAGGATATAATGCTATAAATCCAATTGCTATTCGTACTCGTAAGCAAGACGTTGTGCGCGATGCTCTTGAAGATATTGAGTTCGATAACAGCATTATTACCAAGACACTCTCTGGCGTAAAGCTCGATAGATCTCACAGATCCCGCATGCAGCAAATAATGGGCAATAGTAGACTTCATAAGGAGCTTGAGAAGTGGGTAACTAATCCCAATTTTGGTCCTGCTGTGCGTTCGTTCAAAGCTAGACTAGCTGCTGGTGAGCGTGTCACGAAAGAGAATGAACCCTTCTACGACGAGATCGTAAAGACTATTCTTCGTTACAGGGATATGTCTGTTGAGCAGCTGAAGAGAGAATTTCCCGAGTTGCAAGGTGATATCCGTGAGCGTCAGATCCTTAGGGATTCCCAACGTAGACCGCAAGTCGATTCCAGCACCATTGATTTAGACCAGATCGTCAACATGCCTAAATAGCAATGGCACTTGCTGAGAATAACTATGTAGGGAACGGTTCTGCCGTTCTCTACTCTTTTACCTTCCCATACCTCCTAAACACTGATATCAAAGTTAGCTTTGACGGTGTTGATACAACTGCATATACCTTTGCTAACGCTACTACGGTTCAGTTTAACGCTGCGCCTACTAATGGGACCAAAATCCGCATCTATCGGGTAACGAGTGCGGACCCTGCTAAGGCCACGTTCTACCCAGGCTCCACTGTGCGAGCCCAGGATCTGAATGCCAACTTTAATCAGGTCTTGTACAACACCCAAGAGACGGTTGAGCGTAGACTTGACCGCTCTGGTGGTGAGATGTTTGGAAACATTGCATTTACCTCTGGTAGGGGCCTGATCTTCGAGGGTGCTACCGATGATGCAAACGAAACAACGCTGCTTGGTGGCGACCCTACTGCAGATCGAACGCTTAATCTTCCCAACTCTAGTGGCAACCTTGTAAGCACTGGGGATGTTGGTACGGTTGCAACTTCAATGATCGCTGACAGCAATGTCACGACCGGTAAGATTGCAAATTCAAATGTAACCACGGTTAAGATTGCTGATCAGAACGTCACCACTGCCAAGATTGCTGATAGTAATGTAACCACGGCTAAGATTGCTGATGGTAATGTTACCACGGTTAAGATTGCTGATGGTAATGTTACCACGGTGAAGATTGCTGATCAGAACGTCACCACAGCCAAGATTGCTGATGGTAATGTAACCACGGCTAAGATTGCTGATCAGAACGTCACCACGGCTAAGATTGCTGATAGTAATGTAACCACAGCCAAGATTGCTGATCAGAACGTCACCACGACCAAGATTGCTGATGGTAATGTAACCACGGCTAAGATTGCTGATCAGAACGTCACCACGGCCAAGATTGCAGACAGTGCTATAACCAGTGCCAAGATTGCTGATGGCACTATTGTCACTGCAGACCTTGCCAACAACTCGGTTTCGACCGACAAAATCATCGACCAAAACGTTACGACGGGTAAGGTAGCTGATGGCGCAATAACAAGTCTCAAAATCGCTGATGGTACAATTGTTACTGCTGATCTTGCAGATAACTCTGTAACCACCGGCAAAATTGTTGATGCCAACATCACTGCCGCCAAGCTGTCGTCCAACAGTGTGGAGACTGCCAAGGTTGTTGATCAAGCAATCACTACTAGCAAGATTCAAGACAGTGCTGTAACCAGTGCCAAGATCGCTGATGGCACTATTGTCACTACAGACCTTGCCAACAACTCGGTTTCGACCGACAAAATCATCGACCAAAACGTTACGACGGCCAAGGTTGCTGATCTGAACGTGACCACCGCTAAGCTGGCCAATCAGTCCGTCACCAACGACAAGATTGCTAATGGCACCATTGAGCTCGCCAAACTGGCAAACAGTGCAGTAGTCACCAATGCAGAAGTAGCTGGGGCCACCGTCAACGACAGCAGTGTGTTCACCACATCTGCATCTGATCTTCGTTATTTCCGTCAGGATACTAGCGAAACGATCTTCTCCGGGGATGCCTGGTCATCTAGCGACCAACGAATTGCTTCTACGGCTGCTATCGACAAGCGGATCATCGATCTGGTTGACGATATTGGTGGATTTGTTCCCATTGCCAACGAAACTTCTTTCCCGGCAACCAACCCTGACATTAACAACCCAGATGGTGCAGGGACCATCATTAGTATTAAACAGCTCAGTGCTTCTTACACCCCTTCCAGCGGTACGGTCAGTATTCCTAATGGTGCTGGTGCTGGTAATACTGTCACTCTCACTGGGGTTACCAGCAATCTTCCTGCTGGCTTCGGGGTCCTTGTTGAAACTACCCCCACCCAGCACACGTACAGCTTCCACCGCCTTACTCCTAAGGCCACTGAGGTCACCACGGTTGCTGGAAGCATTCAGGCGGTGCAAACAGCTGCTGCAAACGTCGTTGACATCAATAACTTCTCTGATCTATACCAGATCAGCCCTAACGCACCGACTACCCGGTACGACAATAGCCAGATCCTGCCTGGAGATCTTTGGTTTGACACCATTTCACAGGTCATTAAAGCCTGGCGTGGTAATAATTGGGCTGCCATTACCCCTAATCAGTCCGACCTCAATGACATTGCTGTAGTTGCCAACGATCTTTCTACGGAAGATGACCTTGGTTCGATTACAGATCCATTGTTGGCTGGTCAAAGCGGTGGCGCACTTGAGACCTGTGGTAATAGCATCGCTCAGATACAGACTGTTGCTGGTCAAATTACACCTGTTAACAATGTCGCCACTGTTGCTGGTATCAGTACGCATGTAAGCACTGTTAGTGGCATTGCAAGCTCTGTTACCGCAGTCTCTGCCAACTCAGCCAACATCAACAGTGCAGTTGCCAATCAATCGAACATAAATAGCGTTGTTGCTAATGCGACTAATATCAACGCAGTTGCCGGTTCGATTGCAAATGTAAATTCAGTCTATGACAATAGAGCTAACATCAACGCAGTTGCCGGTTCGATTGCAAATGTTAATTATGTTGGTGGATCTATTAATAATGTAAACCGGTATGCAGCAGAGTACACCATCAGTGCTACTCAGCCTGCATCTCCGACGGCTGGCAGGTTGTGGTATGACACTGTAAATAGCATATTAAAGTATTTTAATGGAAGCATCTTTGCATCCATTAGTGCTGGTATCTCTCAGATCCAATCTGACACTACGCCAACCTTAGGCGGCCACTTAAACGCCAACAATAAAAACATCAATAATGTCGCCACCATCGATGGTGCTGATCTCACTATTGACTTCGGAACTATTTAGTAGAAATGGCTAAACTTCTTAAACTGCGTCGCGGAACTACGACGCAACATAACACTTTTACTGGTGCTGAGGGTGAGATTACTATTGATATCACCAAAGATACTGTTGTTGTACACAATGGTACCACGGCTGGTGGTCACCCGCTGCTCCGTCAGGATCTAAGCAACCTACCTGTAGGGTCTGTAACTTCGTCCCACCTGGCAGATGGGACCATTGTTAACGCTGATATTAACGCCTCTGCAGCTATTGCTTCCGCAAAGCTGGCAACTACTGGCGTGACAGCTGGCAACTATGGTGCATCTACGGCTGTTCCAGTCCTCTCAATTAACGCACAGGGTCAAGTTACGGCTGCGAGTACGGCTCCACTGCCAGCTGGCATTGTCACTACGTCCGACACGGGCACTGTGACCAGCACAATGATTGCTAATGAGACCATTGCCACGAGCGATCTGGCTAGTAATGCAGTTACGACTGCCAAGATCAGCGACGGTAACGTCACCACAGCCAAGATTGCTGATAGTAATGTTACCACAGCCAAGATTGCTGATAGTAATGTTACCACAGCCAAGATTGCTGATAGTAATGTTACCACAGCCAAGATTGCTGATAGTAATGTTACCACAGCCAAGATTGCTGATGGTAACGTCACCACCTCTAAGCTCTCTGACTCTGGGGTAACTGCTGGTACATTCCGCAGCGTCACTGTTGACGCCAAAGGTCGTGTAACTGGTGCAAGCAACCCGACTACCTTTGCTGGCTACGGCCTGTCGGACACCTCGGCAAACCTGGCCTCAGCGATCTCTGATGAGACTGGCACTGGCCCTCTTGTTTTTGCTACCTCACCGGCTTTTGGTGGCACCCCAACTGCACCAACTGCAGCTGCTGGAACAAACACCACACAGCTCGCCACTACGGCCTTCGTAACTGCTGCTGCAAATACGGCGCAAACTAATGCTCAAAATGCCTCTGTGCCAACTGCACGCACCGTCAGTGTTGGTTCACAGCTCTCTGGTGGTGGTGCATTGAGTGGTAACATCACCCTCAGTCACGCCACTGTGTCCACGCAGGCTAATGTCAGCGTAGGAACTGGTAGTGTTGTTAATAGCATGACCTTTAGCAATGGTCACGTCACTGGTATTGGTACTGCTGACTACAACAGTCATTTCTTTAATACCTTAAATATCCCTGATTACGTTGGTTTTAATAATAATTGCAATTGCCATGGTGATTGTGACTATAATTGCCATAACTGCGGCGGGATGAGGTTTGTAGATAACGGAGGTCAAATCAGTCACACCTATTACAATTGTAGGACCAGGTGGAATTGTAATTGTTATTGATAAATTATAAAATGAAAATTTTTACTATTGATAATAAAGCTATTTATCTCAGAGGGAATAGCAGGCTTGAGAATGCGGTTATCGCAGTCAATGACGACGGCATTCAGTTAGATTTGCCATTTTATATTAGTAATGAATTAGGGCCTGTTTTTAATACAATCAAACATTACAAGTTTGGTTGGAGCGACATCTTATCTCAAGCTCAAGACCATGGATTTGTTCTGATTAGCTCACTCCATCAATACGAACTGGATTTTACAATTACGCAAACCATTATAGAGACCTATGACACAAAAATAAATCCACTAAGATTTCGCAATAATTCTTGCTTGCGAATTGCTCTTATATTCACTCCATCAAAAAATTGTACACCTAATGATGTGACTGTTTATCTCTGGGATGACGGTTTCGTTAAATTTGACAATATAAAACTTGATGGAGTTATAAGTATGCAGGATAAATTGCCTGCTGTAGATCATATTCAAATCCTAGCCCCACAGACTTCTATAGCTGGAGAACCTATAACTCTTTCTATCACGCAGCCAGTACCTGGGACAGATATTTATCTAGAATCTACAGCCGGTATTCTTAATCGTTCCCGCCTAAATACAGGGGCTAATGTCCTGCTAAATACAGAGGGTCTTGAGCCTGGCGATACGATCAAAGTAAAAGCCGGCTACAAGTTCTGGTCAGGCGATGCTGAAGCAATTATTTCACTTACCTAATGTGCCTTAAACTACTGTAATGTCCATTTTTACCCTTCACCTTCAAGATCCCATCACCAAGCAGGAGCATAAGCTCTTCTACAACAATCAGACCAGCGAGCTTCGTAATGAGCAGGGTGAGTTTGTTGTTGATGTAGAACCCAGCCAATTTAATGGGTCAGTTGCTGCTGTCTCCAAGGAAGCCCCGCTGGGTAAGAGCAGTATGCCTAATAGAATTAAGATTCAGATGGGATTGAGCTGCAACTACTCTTGTGAGTATTGCTCTCAGCGATTTGTTCCACATGCAGATGAAACGTCTGCGGAGTTGGTAGACGAATTTATGAAGAGTCTCACCTCTTGGTTTAAGCCGCCTGCTGGAGGTCTTGGTCGAAAGATTGAATTTTGGGGTGGGGAACCGCTACTCTACGCAAAGACATTCAAGCCATTGGCTGAGTGCATTCGTGCAGCTTATCCAAACATTCAAATGTCAGTCATCACCAATGGCTCACTTCTCACTAAGGAATGGGTTGATTGGCTTTATGACCTTGGATTTGGTATGGCTGTTTCCCACGATGGACCAGGACAAGCTGTTCGCGGTCCTGATCCGCTTACGCTTCCTAAAAAGAAAGAAGTGTGGTTGTATCTTTACGAAAAAATGGGCAAGGAAGGGAGGATGTCTTTTAATCCAATGCTCAATCGCCTTAACACCTCTCGTGTTGCAACTGCAAACTTCTTTCGTGAATTGACGGGTAATCCAGATGTCAAGCTTGGTGAGGGTGGGATGGTTGACGCTTATGATGAGGGTGGTAAGAGTATGTCGCTTAGGCCTGATGAATATCAAACTTTTGCCAATCAGGCGTTTGCTGAGATGCACAATAGTGATATCCTCCGCAACTTTGATATTATTAGATCCCGCCTAGAATCGTGGCTTCTTTCCTGGAAAAAGCTTCGCTCTGCGCTTGTGCTTGGTCAGAAATGCAGCATGGACAGAGAAGATCAAATTGCTGTTGACCTCCGAGGTAATGTCCTGACTTGTCAAAACACCTCAGAGGTTGCTATTTCAGGTAACGGACAAAGCCACAAGATTGGACACATGCTAGATATGGAGAATGTCAAGCTTGACACAGCTACTCATTGGAAACATAGAGATGAGTGTGCTGGCTGCCCAGTGCTTCAAGCTTGTATGGGTTCTTGCATGTTCTTACAGGGTGAGTTGTTTGAAGTGAGCTGCAACAATTCTTATTTTGACCATGTTGCGTGTTTTGCTGAGGCATTATATCTCGTTTCAGGTTGGATTCTTATCAATATAGTTGGTGATATTAGGCCTGAGCGTCAAGACCCATTTGGCCTTCGCCCTGTCGATCAAATTCCCGCATGATCAATCTTTTATTTGCGACACCCGTGGGGATCTTTGATCACTCAGAGCTTCTGGATCAATGTCTAGAGGAGTGGAACTCATATACTTCACATATACCGACTGACAACGTTTGGCGGCTTGTTACTACACCTGGATTTAAGGCGTTGGCTACTAAATTTCAGGATAGAGCCAATGAGGTCATGGCTGCTGTTGGACGACAGGAATCTTTAACTGTTAATCGTGGCTGGCTTCAATCCCAGCGTGGCAACCATGCAGTCATTCCGCACACCCACCCATGGGACTTGCTAGTTGCAGTTTTCTACTTAAAAGTCCCCCCAGGCTCTGGAGACTTGCTAATTCAAGACCCGGCCGCTGGGTCCATGTGGTGCAACTATGAAGACCCCCAGACAGGTTCTAGCGGTAATGTTTTCAAACGGATTAGCCCATATCCCGGAATGATGGTTGTGCATCCGGGGCACATAGTACACAGCACTCTTCCAAACAACACATCCGAAGAGCGTCTTTGTTTCGCTACTGATTTTTATTCTTTTAATCCAAACAATCATGATTACTCTATTCGGTCTGAAGGTTTCTTATGAGGCCTTGGTATTCTTCGCCCTGTTTCTGGGCTCTGAAGTTATTGGCGCTAGTAAGCTAAAGGATAACAGCATTGTTCAAGTGCTGCTCTCCCTGGTGTCCTACCTGAAGGTGGTCCGTAAGGAAGACGACAAAATTCAACAAGTGAAGAACATCTTCAGGGGTTGAGAAATGGTACTGCTTCCCGTTAAGCAGTATTACTCGCAGACTGACAGTGCTACTAGGCACGGAGATCGGATGTGCTTTAGCTCCACGTGTGCTATGGCCATCAAGTATCTATGGCCTACTGCACTTAGCGGCAGTAATGCTGATGATGATTACTTAGAGACTGTATTGAAATACGGGGACACAACCCAGTACACCTCGCATCTGCGAGCCTGCAATGACTATGGAGTGTTCGCATCTTTCCACACGAATGGTACTCGCTCACTATTGCTGTCTGAATTAAAAGCTGGCTATCCAGTTGCTACTGGAGTGCTCCACAAGGGGCTTGTGTCCCAACCACAGGGTGGTGGTCACTGGATGCTGCTAATTGGTGATGATGGCAAACATGGCATTTTTCATGACCCGTATGGGGAAATGGACAACGTAGCTGGGGGCTATGTATCAGTTGGTTCGGGTGGAAAGGGAGTTAAGTACACCTGGACTAATTGGATGCGCCGTTGGGCCGTAGAAGGTGATGGTTCTGGATGGTTTATGACATTTAGAACAAATGATTGAAGCAATTATCTCTGCTGCCGTAGCTGCAGTAACAGGCCTCATAGCCATCAATACACGATTAAATTGTCGGATTATGGAAGTCGATAAGCGCATGGACCGTGTTGAGCTCCGCATTGCTGAACGCTACGTCCCAAAGGAAGAGCTATCTACTTCTCTGGCCAAGATGGAAGATCACATGATTCGGATTGAGAATAAGCTTGATCAGATTGTTTTTAGGCAACGCTAGGAGTCACAATGACTAAGCGAGCAGGTGAAGATGCATTCGACGAGCTCCATTCGCTCCTAACAAAGGAACTGATTAGCAGGATCAAATCTGGTGAGGCGTCTACAGCGGATCTTCGAGCTGCCTGTGACTGGCTTAAGGCCAACGATATCACTGGTGTTGCAGTCGAAGGTTCACCTCTTGCAAGTCTTGCTGGTCTGATCCCGGAGCTGACATTTGAGGATGTACAGGAGCACATTTAATGCCATACAACCCATACAAAAAGAACCCGAAGCTGCGGGCTAAGAAGAACGCATATCAGCGTAAATACAACAAGAAATCCGACGTCAAGCAGAAGTCGGAGGAACGTTGGACGGAGCGTCGCCGCCGTGGTATTGCCGGAAAGGGCGGAAAGGATTTGAGCCATACAAAGAGTGGGCGGATGATATTGGAATCTTCCCGCCGTAATCGCGCTCGTAATGGCAAGAACGGTAAAACAACTTTGAAGTAATGAGCCACCGATGGACAGCCCCCGAAGCCTCATGCATGACCTACTTACATTTCGCAGCTCTGATGCCAAACGAATGTGGAGGGACAAAATCAAGCTTAGGGACAACAATCGCTGCGTTTATTGCGGTTCAACCAAAGACTTAACTATCGATCATGTCCGACCCCGCAGTAAGGGGGGTGAGACAAATGCCGTGAATTGTGTCACTGCCTGTCGTCTCTGTAACCAGGCCAAGGGATCAATGCCGGTTCAAGAATTTCTGTACTATCAAACTGCTTAAAAATGACTGCTCAAGTTTTTACGGCTAGCGTTAAACCGGCCTCTTTGCTTTCTACTTGCAAGGCTTTAGCCGAAGCTAAGACCACACTGGATGCCACTGCTGTGACTGCATTGGCAGCTCTGACTACTTCCAATCGCATTGAAGATGCTATTGACGTGCTTAGTGCTTGCGCCGCTCGCGCCAATGTGGTGACTGCTACAAGAACTGGTTTGGCCACCAGCGTAAAGGCGTAGTGCCTTTTAGAGGCATCAGGAAGGCCCTACAAGCCCTCCTGATTGCCTTCCTGGTGTCTCCCATCCTTCCGCCTTCTAGAGGCCTCTCCACGGGGCTTCTAGAGGGCTCTTTTTATATTTATCCTATGGCACCTAAAAATTTCTTTGCTGTTAAAAGATCACGTGAGCTTGAAACTGCTTGGAACTATCTGACTAGTGGTCAGGCACAGAAAGACAGTGGCGGCGTACTTCCCAAATTTAATTCCGAGCAAGCAGCCGGCCTAATTGGCTCTTGGATCGGTGAGACTGGCAAACCAGACCTTAAAGGCTTAGACGTCGTTGAGCAGGGAGCTGGCGAAGGTAGGGGAATGTCTCAGTACACAGACAAACGCCGCAAAGCTTACGACAGAGCACGTGCTGCTGCATTAAAGGCTGGCGAAGATCCCAACTCAATTCAATGGCAGCTTAAGTACTTCGTACAGGAGTACGTGGGCAAGCACGACCTCAAGCCTGGGGAGAGCCTTAGCGGTTGGACACGAATCTTTGAGAGAGCCCCTGCCAAAGGTTCTCCTGAATTCTTTGCTGATTATTACACAGGTTCTTTAGCTGAAAAGAGGGGGTATTTTCGACCTTCTGAGCCTCACCTTGAACGGCGTCAGAACGCTGCTCGGCAGGTATTTCAACTTTACAACAATCCCCCAACTCCGTCGCCTGAGCCTGAAAAAAAAACCTCTTCCAGATTCCGTTGATGACTCCCGGTAGAGAATCTGGAATAATTGAACAACCGGGTAGCTTAGACATTCGTCCATCTCCCATCTGGGAGCGGATCCTGCCCACTGGCGCAAAGGTTCCGTTTAGATGAATGTTCAAGACCTAGACCGCCGGATAAGGGAAGACTTTCAGTTCTTCCTCACTCTGGTGTGGAGGGAGCTAGGTCTCCCCAAACCAACCCGTGCTCAGCTCTGCATTGCTGAGTATCTACAGCACGGACCCAAGCGTCTCCAGATCTCAGCCTTCCGAGGTGTCGGTAAGAGCTGGATCACTGCTGCCTTTGTCCTATGGACTCTCTACAACGACCAGGATCGGAAGGTGATGGTGATCTCGGCCTCGAAGGAACGAGCCGACAACTTCTCGATCTTCTGTCAGAAGCTTATTCTCGATATTTCCTGGCTATCGCATCTAGGGCCAAAATCCGACGATCAGAGGTGGTCGCGGATCTCCTTCGACGTAGGGCCAGCAAAGCCTCACCAGGCACCCTCTGTGAAAAGTGTGGGTATCACCGGTCAGATGACTGGAGCCCGTGCCCATTTGATGATTTTTGATGACGTAGAGGTTCCCCTTAACTCAGCCACTGACATGCAGCGTGAAAAGCTCCTACAGCTGGTAACAGAAGCGGAGTCGATTCTCCATCCTGATGAGTCTAGTCGCATCATGTTCCTGGGCACTCCACAGTCAACCTTTACCGTCTACAGAAAGCTCGCTGAGAGGTCCTACAAGCCCTTTGTTTGGCCTGCTAGGTATCCCAGGGACGCTAGCCGCTACGAAGGCCTTCTAGCGCCTCAACTGATCGAAGATATCGAACAGGGAGCACAACCCTGGGTGCCAACAGATAGCCGCTTCACTGACCATGACCTCATGGAACGTGAAGCCGCTATGGGACGTTCCAACTTCATGCTTCAGTTCATGCTGGATACCAGCTTATCTGATGCTGAGAAGTTTCCCCTTAAGTTTGCTGATCTGATCGTTACTCCTCTCGGTCCTGAATGTGCTGAACGTTATGCTTGGTCCTCTGATCCTCGCTACTGCCTTAAGGAACTGTCTGCTGTCGGCCTTCCTGGTGATAGGTTCTATGGCCCCATGTTTATTGACGAGGGAATCGTTCCTTACGATGAGACGATTGTATCGGTTGACCCGTCAGGACGAGGGACTGATGAAACTGTGGCCTGTGTCCTTAGCCAAGCTAATGGCTACGTCTTCTTTCGTGCCATCAAAGCCTATAAAGACGGATACTCCGACGAAACTCTCTCCGATATTGTTCGCCTTGCTAAACGCTTTGGTGCTAGCAAACTTCTAGTTGAATCTAACTTCGGTGATGGCTTGGTTGGTGAACTCCTCAAACGACACGCCATTCAAGCTCAAGCTTCACTTGATATTGAAGAAGTACGAGCCACTGTCCGTAAGGAAGAGCGTATCATCGATACCCTGGAACCTGTCATGAACCAGCACAAGCTGATCGTTGATCCCAAGGTGTTCGAGTACGACTACACCTCCAACCATGACGCTCCCCCTGAGAAGCGCCTTGAGTACATGTTGATGTACCAGATGTCCCGCATGTGTCGGGAGAGAGGAGCTGTCAAACACGATGACCGGATTGACGCCCTAGCTCAAGGGGTTAAGTATTTCATTGATGCACTCGCTCAGAGCGCCTTCCAAGCCCAAGCCTTCCGTAAACACGAGGAGTGGACAGCCATGCAGGATGCCTTCCTAGAGGCCCCTCAGCTGGCCACAGATTGCCTTGTATTGGGCCTTAGTTTCAAACAAGCAATACGTGCAAATAAACCAGTCTACGACTGGGTTTCTCCCACTAGATGATAGAAGGTGTCC